TTGCCATGAGAACCGTCACTACGCTCGTAATAAGTTGCTCACTCATAAAACCTCCCTTTATCCATTCCCGAAAAGTCCGCTTATCGGGTTGATGTTGCCGAATCCGCTCCCGCCACCAGTAACCGGCGATACGGCGGTTTTCAAAATATTTGAGAATGCGTTTCCGCCTGCACTCAAAACCCCGGAGGTGTTCGATTGATTCGACACCAAAACCGCGATGATTGCCACTCCGATAATGGCGGTGATGATTGCCACCAGCCCAGTGATTGCTTTATCCCCCATAGATGTTACCCATAACCTCCGTGATTGGATTTACCGGCGGATTCGTCGAGCTGGAAGCCGGTAGCGGACTTGTCACCGGGCTCCCTGGAATCCCGAATTGATCCATGATGTTTGAGAGCGCCGGGAAAGGCGTATTATAGCCGCCGGCCGCTTGCCCTGGCAGCGGCGAGAACCCCGGAGGGTTGGAGCCTGAAACCGGAGTCCCGAGCGTATAGCCCGCGGGAGCCGCGGGAACCGCCGCGCTCTGAGCGGTAGTCGTGGATTGGAGCCCTTGCACGAATTGAGTAAAGAACCCCCCGCCTACCTTGGTAGGATCGCCCTTGGATAAGAAAAGCACCAGAACAACCAACCAGAGGAAAGCTACCGAAATCGGCTTAGCCTTCGGAATGTAACCCACCGCTCCAACAATCAAAATCGCCACCATCCAATAAGCAAAACCGGGTGGCTGAGTGAAGTCACCGGACACAAGCGCAAAAAGCCCATTAGGGCCGTCCGCTGTCCCGCGGACCGCCGCAATGAGCAAGAAAAGCCCGATGATAGCCAGAGCGAAAGGCATTCTTTAAAGTCCGATCACCGCGAGGTATTTTGGCAGCTCGCCCTTGGTCGTGACGTACACGATGAATCCAACGATGAGAGCCGCCGCAATAATGGAAGTCTGATCCACTAGGACCCCTGCGCGATTCCAACCTTACCGAGCGTAGCTGTCCCGAGTTTCGGCCAAGCGTAACCAATCGCGTACCCAATTAAGAGCAACACGACAATATGCCACCAGCGAGCAGTCATAAGATTTCACCTTTCCTTTCCTAGAGCAGGTCCAAGTCAAAACGACAGAGCAGGGGCATTACGCCACAAGTACGTCAACCTGCTCTAGAAAACCGAAGTCCCGAGGCTGATAATTTGCGCCGCTTGCGAACCCGCAACGCAATTCGTCAACACGTAAAGAAAGTGCTTGACCGAGCCGGCCGCAACCGTCAAGGTCCCGGTGAGTGGATTCGTCACACCTGTCCCGAGTCCCACTGTCACGGTACCCGTACCGGCGTTGATGAGGTACGAATCCCAATGAAAGTTTGCCGCGGAGCCGCCCACGAATGGGAACAACGCGCAAAGCTGAGTAGCGGTTGGAGTGGTGCAAGTGAGAGCCCCGCTCTGCCCGGTAACTGAGAGCGCGGAAACCTGAGTAGGCGTCATCGCAACCGTACCCGAGGCTCCGAGGCAAGTTGAGTTACCAGTGCGGGCCGGGATTCCCACAACGCGCTCCAGGGGCATAGTCTGAGCGCCGGCCATAGCCACCGCCAAAATAAAACTTGTCATCAACAGAATGCGTTTCATGATATCTCCTATTGTAATCGCTCTGCGATTACTCTTCAACTATTGACATTAAAATGTGATTCCAGAACCAAGCGGCCACAACCAAAAGGCCCAAAAACAGAACCCAATTTAGAGCCGAACCGGAAGTACTAAACGGATGAGCGAGCCACCCGAACACGGCCCCGAGTACTCCGTTTTGCTGTTCATCTGTCGGATCGGCTATTACTGGGTTCATGATCTTTCCTTTCAAAAATCGGGGAGGGCCGAAACCCTCCCCAATCCAACGACGCGAAGGAGGTTTAGGAAGCCGCTAGCGAGCCGGCACCCACCACGTTGTTAAGCATCGCGAACGCTTCAGTAGCGAATAGGAGATATGCTCCAGTGCCCGCCGTTGATGCGTTCAACACAAGCTCCATGTTGCCGTACTGCTGAGTTGAAATCGGCCGCTCGCGAGAACTGAAATAATACATTCCCGGAGGTGGATCAACTTGCAACGTATTCCGTACCATTTGCGCGATACGGTCTGGATTACGCTTCCACAGATTTGTGAAGTTGGCCGATTGCAGAGCCCAGTAGTTAATGTCCGAGCCGTTACCACGAACACCGCCGGCCGCGGTATTCACGTAGATAACGTGAGTCGAAAGGAAATCTCGGAAGTTGGCGTACTGAGTGGGGAAGTCTTGTCCCGGAACAATCGAAGTCAAAAGAGTTTGCTTCAGATCGTAAATCGTAGCCAAATCCAACGGCGGAAGGATAACACCCTGTTGTCCAACGGGGAGCTGATCCAGGTAGTCTTGATACACCGTCACGGTGGCCGCGGAAATCACAGCGAGCGCGGTAGAGCCGGCAACGTCGCCCTGATAAACCGCCTGAGTCGCATCCGCTCCGCTGTCAACAACCGGCTGAGCGTTGAACGTCAGATTCATTTGCATCGTCGCGTTAACCACGTTCGCATAGATCGCGCCGCGAAGGTCTTTCTCGGAATATGCAAGCGGTACGTACCACCACATATTGATAACCGCGGAGCCGCCGGCGGGGATCGTTGCAGCCGCCCCGATTTGGCCGGCCATGTTTGCGCCGTAGTTGATGGGGTAACTGAAACCCGTTTCCCGTACCAGAGAGGTACTGTAGGGCCGGCGTTGCTTGGCGGTATTGAGCGCCGCGATATGCCACCCCGGAGTTTGAATACGGGTGTTGTTCTGAAGATCTTGAAATTGGATTTGACTCAGGATATTCGAGGGTCCAAAATCGGTCAAGTCAATCTGAACCGCGGAGCCGTTCGTAATCGTTGCCGCCACCTTCACGATAAAGCCACGAATCAAGCCCACCATGCGCGGTTGAATATTCACAACCGGCTGAGCCTGGCTGATGTTGGCCGTACCTGATGCGGTATAGGCAGAGTTAAAAATCTGTTGCTCACGCGGTACAGCGAGAGCGTTAATAAGAGCCCGAGCTTGCGCGTTTACTTGCGCCGGCGAGGGGCCGCTTTGCGGGGTTTGTGCTGCTGGCATTGTGAGTTTTTCCTTTATACAGGGGTCTTTTCAGGTTCCAACTCATGAGGGAAGTGATTCCCATTTGAGAACGAAATGTAGCCCGATGGCAGCTATCAGTACCATCAAAATGACGATCACCCAATTAATCGGGTGTTTGAGAATCTCAAAATTGATGATTTCCATTTTGTTAGGCCCCTTGATTTGCCCGCTTCTGCTGAATGATGCGGGTAGCGGCTCCGAGGATCGTAAAGCCGATGGCAACCATGAGAATTATGGTTATCCAATTTGCGGGGGTCCAACTGATGACTGATTCACCGTTCATGCGGGATACCTCTCAGAACAGAGGGTACCAAAGCACTAATACGTTGTCAAGTGGGATACTAGTACCCAAAAACAAATAGGCCGCTCCCGGTCAATTCGGCAGCGGCCTAGATGGGGGCCAAGGATTCACGTACCTTGGCGCAAGTTGTTCCTGGAGCGGAACACGTCCCGGAGGTGGTTTTTGGATGACCTGCCGGAATCTTTTTTCCGCGGGTTGCTAAGGCTTCCTTGCGGCTATAGCTCTACGGTGATTAGCCGCTCACCTATGGGGTTGCTAAGGCTTCCCACGGATGGCGAGCCGGGTCATAACGCCGGCCGGCGCAAACTCTATTTCTTACCTGTTATTTTCGCCTTGGCTTCCTCGTATGCCTTCCGAGCCCGCAACAGATCTAGACGATTCTGTTGCTGCTGAATCTTTTCCGCCGTCGAGAGTTTTTTCGCCATAATACGTCCACCTTTTTTTCTATTCGTTCAAACCTTCGAGCTATGTTTCTCAACCATTGCAAAAGAGCTTTTTCACTTATCACCATCACGGCCCCGGAGTGAATACTAACTAACTCAACTTTCTTCATACCACCCGCTTGAGCCGCGCCAACTTTGCATGGAACATCGAGCGGATTACGTCCTCATCCGGTACCGGAGCCATCGGTTGAATGTCATCATCCGGCGCGTCGTAATAATGACTCCAGTACTTCATTTCTCTGCCGCGGAGCGGATACATTCGATTGACGGAATCAAGAGCCTCTTTCGGAATGTACTCCGCCATTTTCGCTTGATCCTCAACGGACTGGAGCCGGAACATCTGCTTAAACTCAGACTCCGTAAAAACAAACTTGTCAACCCACACCGGCCGCTGAGTACAAATAATCATGGGAATGTGTTTCGAGCGGCCTTGCGTTAGAAGATTTCTGAAGCCATCGTTACTCTTGACGATCATGTAGCATTCGTCAACGAAAACTCCAATGTCCTCCGCTTCCCATATCGCCGTCATTTGCTCCGTTACCGCGTCATCGTCGCGGCCGTACACCGGATGCACCACATAAAGGCCGGGGTGTTCCGGAGGCGGAGCCTTCACGTCAAGCTTAAAGGTTCCTTCAATAGAATTAATAAGCTCGTCTCGCTTCCAATCGTAAACAACCCACGGCTTATGATGGTAGTTTCTCATCCCAAGGTGCCACATTGCCGCATGGGTTTTCCCGCTGCCGGTAGTCCCAACGATCACGATACGCTGAGTGTCATCCGGCAGATTGGTTTTTCGTTGCGGAAAAGAACCGCGAAACACGAACTGAATCGGCATTTAATTCGGGAGCCCCTCCCCGTCATCAACCGGCGGCTCCGGGGCCCCTTCCATTGGATGAGGGGCCGCGACTACCGGGGCGGGAGCCGAAGGCTCCGCCTTCGCTACGTCCCGGATCGGC